GCGTCGCGCATGTTCCCGCATTCCTCAAGACAGATGAGCAGTCGGTTGATGTCACCGCCCATTGCGCGGAACTTCTTCGCGTAGGATGTCTCGATGCGGATCAGCCCGTCATGCAACTGCATGAACTCATCGCCGTGGGCTTCGAGGAATTGTTCGAGCGTGTTCATGTTACACATTCATGTTACACTGATTTGGTTTGTGTACTCGCGCAAGCGCCGCACCAGCGCAACACCGCGATCTGCACTCATCCGTGACAAGAGGAAGTCGCCGACATCGTTGCAGGTTACGATCAGCGGCCTGTGTCGCTCGGTGCGCTGAGTCACCAGCACGAACAGCGCCTGCTCAAAGCTATCCGTAAGCCGCGATTTGAAAACGTCGTCGAGCAAGAGCACGTCCGCGGTGATGAGGCGTTCCAGCCACTCATTGGCCACCTCACATGATTTTGCGAACAACGCGCCATAATCGTAGGCTGCCTTGGCGTCGAGCGCGCGGACAGATCGCCCGGCCTGATGCTCGCGCTTCAACAGTGCCCAAACACAGCGGCTTTTGCCTCGTCCCGTCTCTCCGTGAAGCAGCAGTCCCCGCGGGCCGTATTCCCATGCCAGGACCTTTTGCAGCAGGGAAGGGCGCGGCAGCTTGTGCGGCTGCGTGTCCATGAAGCCGGGCGGGCAAATCCGTCGCCACGCTTCGGCCCGCATGGTGGCCGAGCGCAAGAGAAGCTCCCGTTGGTCCTGCTCAGCGTGCCGCTCTGAACATGCCGGGCAGACTTCAACGAATTTCGCAAACGCCGGGTAATCCATACTGAAGGATTGTCCGCACTCACGGCAGGTCTTAGTTATCGTTCGTTCGGTTAGTGTTTCCATTTGGAATTCTTCTGTCATATCGCAACGTCGAACAAGTCATGCGGCATGGTGCGGCCACGAATTCGGTAGAGCAATTCCACCCAGCCTTTCTCGCTAAATTCAGTCGGCAACGGCAGATGCTTTTTTGCGTTCTTGTTTAGCGGATGAGCTTTCCACCAGGAGAAGTCAGACGCATACCGGCAGGCGATCAACGGGATTGAGGCTCGGTCAGCAAGATCAATCAGTGCCTTGTATGAAGGATGCGTTGGGTATTGCGGCGCGGCCATTTCGTTTTTGTATTCGACCAAGCAGCACACGCGTCCGCGATCAAACTCAACCATCATAAAATCCAAGTCCACTGCCGGACAATCGAATCCCCATTGCCGATGGCGCAGGCTTATTTTCTCGTCGCGCCATCCTGTCCGCTCAGGTGCGACTTGATTCATAGCGCCGCCTTTATTCGTGTGAGGGTTTGCCGCACCGCGGAAGCATCGACATCGCAACCGATGAATCGGCGGTTGAGCGCCAGCGAAACGGCTCCCGTTGCGCCTCCTCCGGTGAACGGATCACACACCAGTTGGCCTGGCTTAGTCAGCCGCTCCACAAGGTCCGCCATGCCGCTTTCGCTCTGGCCCCAGTGATGGTGAGACTTATCGTTGTCGTTCACGTCGCTCCGGGTCACGTCGCCAATCCATTCTACCGCCTTTCCGAAAAGCAAAACCGGCTTCCAGAACGTGTTCACTTTCGTCGGGAACTGTTGCACCGACTGGCCACCTGGTGTCAGATAAGCCAGCGTCCAGCGATAGTGCAGATGCTCGCAGAGCCGCCGCATCACTTCTGGAAGATAGGTTTGCCCGGTCATCACGGCCACGAGCGGCACATCCTTGCACGCCTCCGCAAGCTCACTAAACACGGGTAGGAACTTCTTCGGGTAGGGCGGATCGGTGATAACGGCGTCCGGCTTGATTCCTGAAGCGAACAGTTCAGCGCATGAACAGTGGCGCACGTCGCATACAGCCAGCATGGCCTTGCTCTTGTCTGCCGAGATTTCCCTGGCAGCCTTCTCCATTGCTTGCTGCTTCTGCTCCTCCTTTAGTTCCTTCTTCGCCTTCGCTCTGGTTTTCTTTCCAGCCTTGATCTTCTCGAAGTCCTCGGCGGGTAGTTCGGCCAGCAGTTGCGCATCCGCACTTTCCCGATCAGTCAAGCCAAGTTCCTTCAAAGTCGGCGGCTTAAAAACCGCTGACGTGCTGTTAGCAGTTTTCGGTGGACGCCCTCCTTTCTGTAATTCCGTCTCCCGGAGCATCTGACCTATCTTGCGCTCGGCTTCCAGGGAGTACGACCGGCAATGCTGGATGGCTTCCTCGCCCATGCCCTTACGCTTTGCCCACTCGGCGGCGGTGAGTGCCAGGCTTTTTAGCTCCTTTGCCTTTTGGATCGTGTCCGCTTCGGCCAGCATCAGCGCGGCCTTGGTGAAAATAACCAGTGAATTTGTCATCATCAAAAGCCCTTGCTGTGATCGGGCCGGGCTGGCACTACGGGGCCTTTGGCTCCTCCGGTTCGCCTGTCGAACTGAATCTGTCGCTCCAGCCCTGACCGCCAGTCCACGATTGGGTTTTTCCCCCACATGCCCCCGTTGGCTCGGAGGGCCAGTAAAGCACTCCGCATCTCCGCCGCGGTGTAGTCCGCGCCATTCTCTCTGGCCTGGGATAGCCACCCAGCCGCCTGCTCATCGGTCGGGAGGTTGCCAATCGCCACCCCTTGATGGTTTCCTGCACCTTCCTTAATCCCAGAAGACTCAGAAGCAGACTCAGAAGCAGAGGCAGAGGTAAGACAAAGAGGCACTAACGGGGTGGCAGGAGTCTTATTGTTAGAGTCTGTTAGTTTTACATGGCGCTTACGGTATTCAGCCATGTAATGGCGCATGTATTCCTTCTTCTGGAATTCGGTCGTCATCGCCCGGTATTTCGCGTAGTTGACCACTCTGTATCCTCTTTCCGAATCACATGGCACTACGCGCCTTCCATCTTCGGCTTTCGAGTTAGAGTTTGGATCGGGTGTGCCCAAAACGGCGACGCATCGAGCAAACTCATCCACGGGCATGTTTAACCTCCTGGCAATGGCAATGTCTGTCCCAACGACATCCCCGTCCTTGTCGGAGATAGCGAGAAGCATCACGAACACGTAGCGGACGGGAATGTCTTCTTCCATGAGGGACGATTCAGTAATCCTAGAGAACAGCTTGGCGAACATTTGTAAAGACTTGTAAACCGTTCTCATTTACAAGTCAAGTGTCTTTACAAGTCAAGATGTTTGTGCGACTGTCCTTGCCGTGACGCAGTACCATCCTCTTGGCTACCGGGTTCTGGTCGAGCCGCTCAACCTTTGTTCCCTTGAAGATTCCGCGCTTTGGACGCCTCCTGAGACACGGCAAAAATTTAAGGCGTGCCGGGTCGTGCAACTGGGCGATGGGTTCCAGCATGGACGCAAGAAGCGTCCTCCGATGGAAATCAGCGAAGGTCAGTGTGTGCTCGTTGACCTGAGCATGGGTCACAAAGACGTGGAACTGAACGGGAGGCAACTCAAACTCGTGTCCTACCATGATGTGGTCGCCCGCATTGAACACCAGCCAGAATCTGCTGCGCCGCCTACGGGAAATGCCGCAATTTGCTGAAGGCCGCCGCGTGGCCAGGCGCACGCACCCTCAAACCGCGCTCCAGGACCTACCGCGGCCTCCGAAGCATTACTTCCGCTACGACGAGAAGCGCGCGGCCTGGAATTTGGGGTTCAATTCCCACTTCAAGCCCCAAGGGCCACCTGAAGAATCTTCGGACCCGTGCTTGGCTTTGTCGGCCCGGTCGAAATCTCGGTGAAGAGTTCACAGAAGCGCAGGTAGCTTTTGGCGTCGAAAATGTGTTTCTGAGGCGAGCCTTTCACAATCACTTCACCGGTCCCGTCCGGCGCCAGTTTCCCGCTGCGGAGATTTTCGTACATCTCGATGGCGTGAAAGCAATGGGCGCTGACTAGCTCCCGGCCCTGTTTTAGCAGGTCTTGCATCAGTTTGATGCGCCGGCGAATCGACTGCCGCTGCTTGGCGCTCCCGGCGGAAAGGAGTTGCACTTTACCCTCGGACAGTTTCTCGACCAGCATGGCGTCAACGTCCGAGGCGCGCGCGGAGAATCTCCAGGCCGACGTATCCGACCAGTGCCGCCATTCCACCGGATGGCCGATCAGTTTTTCGATGGCTTCTATCTTCTCGAAACATTCGACAAGGAAGTCAACAATGGGTTCCTGGATGCCGATCCACACCAGTTCGTCCAGTTGCATGAAACCGATCAAGTCGCCTTCCATGATTATCGGTTCTTCGATCACGAAGGCATGGTTGCAATCGCCAATGTCCCACCCTCCAAGGAGGGTGGTGCATTCCGCCGTTGGCTGAAGCACTTGCCAGTCGTCTTTCTTCGGCGACGAACAATCGCCCATGACGTGAATCTCTGGTTTCCAGATGCCATGAAAGTGTTTCTCCTTGGATGATTGAGCCTTCGTCCATTTGCCGAGGATGAAGCGGTCCCACCCAATAGGGTCGTCCCGATAGGCATTTTTCAGGTCGCGGACGATGTTCTGATCGCCAAAGATATTGTCGTCGATGGTGAATTCGTGAAGGCCGAATTGTCTCTGATAATCCCGGAACGCCTGAATCTGTTCATCCGTCACAGCGTCCGCGGGCGGTTCGTCCTGGGCGCGGAGTTGATACCACAGCCGGTAGGCGAAATGGTCCGGGCCTTCTTCTGGCGGGTTGGTGTCTGCAAGCCAGAGATGTTTGTGATAGGGCAAGCCATCCATCCGAAGCTGTAGAATCGAAATCTTGAAGACATCTTCGCTGCTGAAGTTCTGAAGTTCGGAAAAATAGATGCAGGAGAAGGACGTATTCATTAGCTTTGCCGCCACGTCGCCGTCAAAATCCAGTGAATGGAGTTGGATTTCTGATTCCTCCCCGTAGTAGTTCCGAATCCTGAAGTAGTGCATCCGGGTTGCGCCGTCCACCCAGGGTTCCTTGGTCCAATCGAATCGGTGGCCCAGAGGCGACGTGAGCTTTGAATCCAGCCATTCCTGGATGATGAACGAAGTCAGGTCGCTCCACACTCCGACTTTCGCGTTGCGAACCGACTTCGAGAAAATGGCGACGCGCCCATTCCGGGTCCCCCAGGCGTGTCGCAACAAAGTATGGTCAACGACGCGGCTTTTGCCGCAATACCGTGGACCAGAGGCCAGGCGGAAGCGGGTCGTGTCCTCGAAATAGGCGATTTGCTTCGGAAACATCTCCGGGCGCCACGCCTGATGATTCGGGACGTGAATCTGAGGACTTGCTAAACGGGTTTGCTTAGGACTACCTTTGAGCACAGTTTTGTAAAGTGATATAAAGACCCGTAGTTTTCCACCGATTTATGAGTGAACTGATAATTTCTCCTGACCTGGGCGGCGACCTGGAATGCGAAGTGGGCGACACCGTCACCGTCACCGTTACCGGCACAGTCACAGCGAAGACACCGGATGGCGGCAAAACTATCAATGTCACGGCGGTCGATGATTACTCGCACGCCGGCGAACCCGAAGAGCCGCCGCCGGTAACCGGCAATCAGGGCTACGCGCCTGAGCCTGAGTCTGAGCACCCCATAAAACGCAACGGCAAGTCGGCGGTGATGATTATGATTGGCAAGAAGAAATGATTTTATGTCCTGTTGGAAATGCGGCAGTGCGTGTGAAGGCGCCGAATGCGGGCGGTGCGCGGGAGAGCGTAAGTTTTCGCCGGTCATGCCGAAGATAACTAATCCAGCGAATTTCTTTCCGCTCGCCATTCAGTCACACGGATACGCGATTGCATTCCGAGGCGACGGGGTCATTTCCATTCACGGACGCATCGAAACGGACCCGGCTGTCATCGTGTCAGAACTCGCTTCATGGTCGGTAGCCATCACCCAGGCTCTTATCAAACAACAACAGCAAGATGGTTGACCTGAAAATCCTCAAAGCGCACGGCGTCTCCACCGAGAGTCTCAAGGACATTTTCACGGCGGAGAAGATTGCCGAGAAGCCTGCTCATTGGCTCGACCGAATTCGCAACCGGATTCAGAACGGGCGAGATTTTTGTTTCGCCAATTACCGGTTGTATTTCGCGCTGGATCAGGCTTTCGATTGCTCGTTTCGGCAGCTTTCTCCCACGCTGGCCGAGTCCGTCGCCGCGCACCTGTCCAACGATCCGATGAGCGCGGACTATCAGCAGCAGTTGAAAACCGCGATGGAATGGGGGCTGACGCACCTTATCAGCGACCGATACGACCCGAAGACTGGAAAGAAGCTCCCCGGAAAAGTTTTCAACCTGCCGGTCTTCTGGAGGGTGATCGTGAACATCGCGCCGGCCTACATGATGATCCGGGTCGCCAAGCAGGTAAACGACCGGAATCGTGATCCCTACCTGAAATACGAGCCGTTTCGCGACACGCCTGAAGACCGGTTCCGATGCCAAGTCATTACGGATTGGGTCCGGGTGATGACGAAGAATTACGGGTATCAGCACATTGGGAACATGGCCGTGCTGAAGGCGGCGATGTATGGCGACCAAATCATGTTCCCGCAGGACGAGTGGCACGAAGAGAAGCAACTTCAGTACGTCGCCGAAAAAGAGACATCCAAAATCGTCCGCGAAGGCATCCCCTACTACTTCCCGCACCCCAGCCGCACTTACTGGGACCGATCTTACGGCGCTTCGACGCTCAACACGAACACGGGCAGTAAATGGGCCGGCAACTGGCGTGTGCAGCGCGCCGGGGAAGTGCGGAACAATCCCAAGGTCTGGAATCGTGCCCGTCTGAAATTCCCGTCGCAAGACCTTCGGGCAGCGTTTCCGTCCTTTTTCAACACCGTCTATTCGTCGTGTGCGCTCAAGTTCCCTCAAACGTCCCCGCGATGGGCTGATCTAAACCGGGAGGCAAACATCGAGGACAACTGGTACACGACCGACTGGGACGACTTCGCCATTATCCTGACGGACCATTTCGAGGAAGTGATTCCTTCGGAGTGGGGGCTTGGGGACTACGATTACCCCGTCTGGATGAGGGTTTTGATGGCTAACGACGTGGACCCGATTTACGCCGCGCCGTTGCCTTCCATCGCGCCGATCTACTTCGGATACAGCCCCGATGATTCACGGTTGCTCGGCACCAGCCTATTGCTTGAGTTGTTGTGGGCGCAAGACCACGTCTCAAATCTCATGTCGCAGACGCTTCTGAGCGTGCGGCAAAACCTCGCGAATCTCACGTTCGTCAATAAAGACGTAGTGGATGAAGACGTGATCCGCCAGATCGAAAACCTTGGGGAAGGGCAATTCCGAAAGCTGAATTTGTTCCGATACTCGGATTACAAGTTCAAGATGGGACAGAACGAGAAGAAGTTTGAATCTGTTCAATTCCCAAAACACGATGTCAACCAGATCATCTACGTAATCAATTCCCTGCTGGTCCTACTGGAGCGGGTTAACGTCATTTCCTCTCAAGAGGTCGGCGCCCAGGCGACACACGAACAGTCTGCCGCGGAACAACGTTTCATTTCCAAATCGGTCTCCAACAAAGCCGCCTACTTTGGTTTCCAGTTGGACAAGGGATTCGACGCCTGGAAGACCCAGATTTACTACTATTCGATGGCGTTTGCTGACGAAGAAGTGTGGGCGGAAATCCCGGCCCGCGAGCTACTCACCCGCGAGCGACTCGAAAAACTCGGCTTCACGGTCGATGAAAGCTCGACGACTGCGGACGGCAAAGTTGTCGTTCGAGGCAAAAAGAGCGCCCTGGCCATTCAGCGATTCGCCAGCCCGCGAATGGAGGACCAGAGGCTTGAAGATGGCGCCGTGGCGACCGCGATGGTTCAGTTGTTGGGCATCGCTCTCAAGGAACAAATCATCGCGCAAAGCGTCGGACCGCGGCAGGCGGTGGATTTGTTCAACAAGGTCTTAACCAAGTTCGGATTCCCAGAGGATTATCGATTAAGCGTGGAGTTCGATCCGCAGGTCGAGGCGGCCAAGCAAGCCGAGCAGTTCCAGGGCGCCATTCAGGGTTTGATGGGCCAGGTGCAACAGCTTGTCCAAGAGAATTCCAAGGCTGTCGTCGAGGGCATTATGGGCGCGATGCGCCCCGTCTCCGAGGCGGCGACGACGGCGCTCAAAGGGGCCGTGGCCAACAAGCAGAAGATCGATGAACTGTTCCAACTGTTTACGACCTTCGCGCAAACAATGCCCGCGATGGCGATGCCCGCGCCGGTGGCGCCAATGATTCCCAATGCAGACGTTATACCAAGTCCAATTGTCCCAGTCGGAAATCCTGCGGATCAAGGATTGGCTCCGGTCCTCTGATGCCCGGCTATTTGTCGAAACGCTTCGCGCACGATCGTACTCCGCTACGCTTCGGGCTGGGGAATTACTCAAGGAGTCACTCACCCGGCGGAACCAGCAACAACCCGCCGCGATGGAAGAAGCGGCCCAGGCCGGCGTGCTCGACGAGTTGATAGACGAAATGGAACGAGTGGCAAACGACGATAGTTTGATGGTCAAGCTGTCAGCGATGCCAGAAAACAACCCAGAGGAATCCTATGCCCACCCCGATAGCGTTTGAGAAAAATCCCAACATCCAGATTCAACAGCAGAAGCCGAAAGACGCAAAACCCACGGAGACCAAACAATGGACCAAAGAGGAAGTGGATGACCTAGCCCGCACAACCCTGGAGGGCCTGGGCTGGGAGAATGTTGTGCCCGCCGACGCGCCCAAAAAGGAGGCGACGCCGGCGAAGCCAGAGCCGAAGCCAGAGGACAAGGATGATAAGCCTGATGCGACCAAGCCGCGCAAGGAGCCAAAGCCTGACATGGCTGATCGCATTGCGTCCAAGGTCAGCGCAGAAAACGCAAAGTTAGTCGCCCAACTACGACCACCCCCGGAGCGAATCGCTGAACCATTGCCGCCGGCGCCTCCGCCGCCGACGTATAGCCCGAAAGACGAGCGGTTGCGAAAGATTTTTCAAGTCATGGCGGAGTTGAATCCAGACGATTCGATGTTGCCGAAGAAGTTTGACGATTTTCTCGCACTGGAAAAATCCTATCGGCAGAAATGGGAGGCGGAAAACCCTGGAGAAAAGTTCGATGACAGATCAGACGAACACGCAAGGTGGTACGAAAAGAACGAAATTGAGTACGACGAGAACGATTTTGCTCGTGCCTCTACGCAAGCTGACTTTAACGCAATGATGGAGAAGCGTGACCGGGAAAACTTTGTGCGAGCCGCAGTGGGGCACGCGATGAGCACGGCTGAAGCGGCCATTGAATCGGTGTCAGAGGCCCTGGAGGCCGACACGCAAGCGAAGATGAAAGAGTTTGGAGCGGCTCACGGGTTGGAAATTCCAGAGGAAATTCTTCAGGAGGGGCCTGTGGCAGAGAAGTTTCAATCCGTCGTCAACGCCCTTGACGCAAGAATTCGCGAGACCGCTTTGCTTATGATTCCAGCGACAGGAACGCCGTTCGACAAACAGAACCCTGTTCACGCGGACATTATGCAGAGAATCACAGAGTTCGACGCGGATATTGCGACGCACTCCGCCGCCGACCAAAGGAAACTGGTGTCCGAGGCATTAGGGAAAAAGAGCAAGCTCCTTGCGAAACAATTCTCTCCGATGGCGGAATACCAGGGGCTATCCAGGGAGGAACGCGAGAAGCACTGGACCATTGCATCGGAGCCAGTTTTGGCCGCAAAACTCATGGCCGTGCAAGCACAAGCAGAGATTGGCGGTTGGATCGAAGGTCTTTTTAAGCAGGTTGGCAGAAAAAACGCCTCTGCGCCCGCGACGGGAACGCCGCCCGACAAATCTGGAGTATCGGCGACATCCACCAGTCCTGGCGCGGTTAAACCCAACCCGCCGTCGCTCTCTCCAAGTGCAACCGATGTCACCCAGCAACCTGGGGAGACGGTAAAAGGTGGAAACTCATGGGAGGAGTTAGCGAAAACCTTCTGATCTAGTAGCCTGATCGTAAAGACACGCGCCTACAGTTGGCGCATAACTCTTTACGATTATGGCAGTACCATTTGCAGCGCAATGCGGCGTAGCCATCCAGAATGACTACGGAACTTCCGGCACCTTCACCAAGTCTCAAATCTCGCAACTGACTCCTGAAGAGTGGAAAGCACTCTTTACCGACGGGTCAGTCTGGAACGAGATGACCGCGTATCTGAAGACGCAATTTCAGATGGCGGCCTGCGGCATCCGTCGCAACACGTTCTACGACTGGATCATGTCCAGCAACCGCCGGGGCATGGAGAAGCTCATCACGACCCAGCGGATGGACAAGGGCGCCAGCGTCATTCAGCCGTTCATCATGGGACGCCAGATGTCCGTGGTGAACAACGAATTCTGGGCCATCCAAAACGGTTGGGCTGTGGCCTCCTATACGGCGGGTGTCACGGGGCCGCTCACCACCGCGCAACTGAATACCTGCACCAACACTTCCTACGCGCCCTGTCGCGTGATTCGTGTGATTGCGGGTTACGGCAGCAACTATTCGTTGCCGTTGGACGCGCGATACTTCCTGCCTGAACACGTCATCATCATCCTCTCATCGATCTCCGCTTCGGGCGGCACAATCGCAACGCACGCCCAGGCGAAAGTGACGGCTTCCGCCATCGCAGCGGACAGTTCCTACATCGACGTTGTTATCAAGACGCAACCGCTGAAAGACGACACCGGTTACGCGGAGGAGATCGCTCCCACAAACGGCTTGGTCCTTGTTGGGATCAACAACGTGGACGATGTCGAGAGCTATTGCCAGAACCGGCTGACGCTCAATCCGGTCAAGCATGTGCCGTTCTTCTACCAGACGTACCGGTACGGACGACGCGTCTCCAGTCTCTATCAGGAGGTCTTTGCCAAGCTGATGGCGGACAATTCCTACTTCGAGGAATTCGGCAACTTGCCCATCTCGGAGATGAACAAGCAGGACGAAGAAATGGCCCAACGCGAGTTCTGCAACGCGTTTCTCTTCCAGCAGAAGATCAGCGTCGCGCAGCGATTGAGCGGCGACCCGAATTGGTCCGACCTTGACAACATCACTTCCGTCACCGGTGCGACCGTGGACCCCGGCACCGGCGGTCTGTTGATTGCCAAGCGGGCCAACATGGAAGGCGTCCTCCCGCAACTGAAAGGCTGCTCGCGGTACTTTGACCGGCTGGCGGCCCCGCTCGACATCCGCGATTATCTGGAGAGCGGGATGTACGATGTCTTCCGGGCACGCGACAGTCAGGGGCGCTCATCTGCCCGCAACATCGATGACTACATGGACAGCACGAGCGCAGACCAATTCATGGTTGCGTTTGTCGCTTACTCCAACTGGAAGCTGGACGACACCTTGCGCGTCGTCATCAATCAGGGCGACAACCTGGGCGTGACGTTCAACCAGTACAAGCTCTACAAGCCACAAGGCGTGACCCTCAACGTGATTATCCATCCGATTTTCGACGACATCATCAATGCGTTCGGAAATTTGCCGACACCACAGACAGCCCGCGGCAAGATGGCGTTGACCCTCGATTTGGGCCGTGGCGGTTCGATTTACCCGGCCATCCTGGCGTCAAATCGGCGGGAGTTCACGACCGGTCAAATCGAGGATTTGGCCAAGATCGACAGCACGTTCGCTTGCACGATGAAGAATCCGACGATCAAAACGAGCATGACCAGCCAGTGTGTGACGGCTGTGGTGGAATGCCCGTCGAATAATCGGTGGGACGAGAACTTCTCCAGTATATCTTTCACCGCTCCGTAAACGGTGGCTCAACGCATGGGAGTGCCTTCCTGCCGGGAGACTGGCGGGGAGGCATTTTTCATTTTGCAGTTTGTGTTTTCGGGTGTAAATCGGCATCTTTACACAATGAGCAGATACTTCAGAAAGTTCAGCCCGAACGTCGAACTGTGGATGTCCACCGGGCGGCACATCAAATTTCCCACGTCCAACGGAAAGTTTGGCTACCTAGCCTCTGACGATCCGCAAATCAAGGACGACCCGGCCATCCTGGCGGAGATTGAAAAGGGAATTCAGAATCAAGTGGGCGGCGTGCAGGAGATAAGCGCCGAACAGTACGAAGAAGAGTGGGTAAAAAAAAAGAACTCGACCACGTTATCTCAAGGGTCGAAGCGTCTTTGGCGGGACGAAGTGTCAGCGCCAATCATGTCAGACACCATCACGGGCCTATCGGCCCGACCTGCTGCTCAGGTTAAACACGATGTTCCACGTGAAACAATCGACCCTGTTGCGAGCGGCAGTTCTTTGCGTGAAAGAGCACGCGTGGGTAGCCGATGAGTACGCCATACACCTACAAGAATCTCAAGGATGAGGTCATTTCGTCTATTTGGCCGAACGATCCTCCGGAGAATCTTGTTTCGGCCATCGAGCGAATTTTCCTCCAGGCAGTCAACTGGCTGCAACAGAACGTTGAATGTCTGAAAGATGAGCACCTGGACGTAACGGCCCAGTGTTCCAGTTATTTCCACTGCGGTTTGACGGTCATCGATAAGCCCGACGGGGTCATTCATCAACTGTTCACAGTCCAGCATTCCGGTTTCTGCGATCCCGTCCATTACGATGAAACGAGCAAGGATGAGGTCTTGAGATGGTCCCGGCGTTTCATGTCCATCGTGACCAGCCCGACCAACGCAGGACTCAGGAGATTACCCGGTGGCTTCACTCAAGCGAACCAGAGCACTGACGATGATAGTGGACGCGCTCTCTACGGCTTGTGGGCGAAAGACCGGGACCGAATCTTGATCGCGCCCTGGCTACAGTCTTACGAAGATGTCGCGGTCGAATGGACGGGTTACAAGACGAAATGGAACGACAACGATCTAATCCTGGATGCACCGGACTTCAAGCGGGCGGTGAAGCTGTTCGTCCAACGGGAGTTTGCGAGGGACTTTGAGCGGGACCCTGGCTTTGCCCAACTCTGCAATGACGATCTTCAGGGCAATCCATCGCGCAACATCATCGGGGCGTTGCCGGCGATCATCCATCAATGCCGGGAGAAGCGGCGACAACGCAAGACCGATCACAACAGCGACGAGACCGATTACCTCTGGCTCCAGTACGAAGCACCGGTGACCACGGATGAACCCGTTGAATCCACCGTCATCGCCGCGATTGGAGATTATGGGCTGGATGGCGCGAATCTGACCGCTGTAGCGGCACTGGTGAAGTCGTGGGAGCCGGATCAAATCATCACGCTTGGCAACAACAACTACCCGTCCGGCGCGGCGGCCACAATTGACGCCAATGTAGGCAAACACTTTTACGACTACATCACGCCGTATCGGGGCATCTATGGCGCTGAGCGTGGAGTGAACCGCTTCT